GAGTGAGCACGGAGAGAAACATTCTCATTCTCATTCGTTTCAAATCACGCACGGAAAGCCGGCAGAAGAGAAGCAGCTGGCAAAGCGCGAGGATGACACGCTCGCGTCGGGGATCATCACCGAGACGGGCGAGATGGTGAAGAGTTCCGAGATCGAGACCAAGGTGGTCAACAAGGTCGCCGAGCCGTCCGAGAAGAAACCAGAGCCGGTGAAGCCACACGATGATGGTCACCACAGCGCGCGAAAGTACAAGGTGCTCGACGACATTCAGTTCCCGATGAGGGGCAGCATGATCACCTGGCACAAGGGTGACGTGCGAACGATCGATCTCGACACGGCAAGGCGAGCAAGGGAAGCCGGGGTCAAGCTCGAAGAGGTCTAATAAATGCCACTTGACGCCTCAGAGCGCGAGAGAGTCAAGGCGCACCTTGGCTATCCGGCCGTAAATTCGGCCGCCAGTCTCCAGTTCGGCATCCCCAGACCGATCGAGACTATGTTCCTCGTCGAGTCGGCGATGACCCAGCTGCAAGAGGTCGGCATTGATCGTGTAAGACGAATTCTAAAGATCATGGATGACATCGACGATAAGTTGATCGATGCACAGGACCGCCTGGCGGCCGAGAAGCTCGACTCGTTGACGCTTCGCAAAGATGAGACCGACGCGCTGGAGACCGAGTATCAACGATGGGGATTCAGACTAGCAGACCAAATCGGCTGCCCGGTTTATTATTTGAGTCGTCGCTATCAGTCGGCGATGGGCTGCGTCGCCGGGTCGATCCCCGTCAGGGGGTAACACGTGACGACCAAGCCGTTCACAAAAGTTACTGACCTACAGCTATCAAAGACGCTGGCCCAGAAATTTATTCCACTCGTAGATCGTCTGAGAGACTTGAAAACCAAATTCGGTTTGGCCCCATATGTTGTGCGGATCATCCGGGTCCGGTGGTCTGGAGATCATCGAGGGGTCGGCACGCCGTCCGTCGAGAAAGAGATGGACTTGCTGCCCACCCCGAAGGTCATGGACCTCGGTACGATGACCGAGATTGTCCAGCCGATCGGTCTCGACGAGACTGGGACAATCCTGGTCACCGAGATAAGCGGAAGATTCACTGACGACCAGCTTCGGTTTATCGACGGACAAGAGCCGGAGAAAAACGAGGAGGTCTTCTACGAGATCGAATATCCACAGCCGGGGGGAAAGCCGACAATTCGTCGGCGATTCTATGTTAGAGGAACGCCTTTCTATCATGCGGGGCGTCTGCAATGGCAAGTGCGGCTAGAGCGTGCTCACCAAGATCGAGACGATCAGGGAGATCTTCAATAGTGGCCACGATCATCGTCAACATGAATCTCGCCCAGTGGTCGCACTATATGTCGACCTTGGGATCGAGATTTATGCCGGCGGCCATGCGGGGAGTTCGTTCGGGTGCCCTCCGGTGTGTGAGGGTCATGCAGGAGCGGACGGACACCGCGCAGCCGGCGAGTAACAACGGAACACCCGGTGCGGTCGATACGGGTGCCTACAGGGCAGCCTGGACGACCGCGATGTTACCAAACGGAGCGAGCGTGCTGAATAAGCGACCGTACTCACCAGTCATCGAGGGTGGTCGACGGATTGGTATGCCCGTCGGAAAACAGGGGATCATAAACATTGCCGACTGGGCCCACCGAAAATTACACATCCCGGTCGAACAGGCGCGGTCTGTTGCCTATGCGATCGCCCAGGAGATCAAGCGCAGAGGATTGCGCGCTAGGAAAGTTATGTCTGGCGGTCTCGGGAGAATGATCGAAGTGGTCAAGATCGAGATCGGGTCAGAGCTTGGTAAGGAGTTGCTGCGCCGATGACGATCCGATTGATCACCAAGACGGACGATCTCGCAGTCTCTCCGACTGACTATCGGGAGGTCGATGCAAAGACCGCGCTGACTCGTGGGCTTGCCGAGTACGTCGAGACCCTGGTCGTTAATGCGCCGGGAGGACGGAAGCTCAAGTTCGCCAACGTGCTCGACCACTATGCCGAGCCCGATGAGAAGGCGCAATTTCCAAGTGCGGCCATCTATGCGACCGCCGACGGAGTCTATGACGCCTCTGAATTTACTCCGCAGACTCCGAACGTGCGCAATCATGTGAGCGATGATCTGTATCTAATCAAGTCGTGTGAGCTGGTCCAGCCGATCATCTTCGAGGTCTGGGCAAACGACGTCGAACAGCGCCTGGCGCTCGTCATGGGTCTCGAAGAGTTGCTCAATCCGGTCGACTGGAGATATGGGTTTGTCGTCGAGCTTCCGTTCTATTTTAATGAGCGGGCCGTCTATGCGGTTCAATCTATGACGTATCCCGACTCGGAGGCTGAGGCGATCAAACGATACCGCCGGGCCGTCTATGCGGTCATGGCATCAATTCCGATCTGTAATGTTCGCCGCTATCCGTTGGCACAGACCAAGCTTGTAGTGGACGTTGAATGAGAAAACATGTAGTAGCGCAAGAAACTGAATAGGAGCTGACCATGGGTGCTGGTTTCGTTCGTAGATATGGAAGTGATGTAGGGGTAGAAGTTATCCAACAGATCGAAGGCGTGGTCATCATCGACGAACCACCTCCGGGGTCGATCAATGGCGTGGGATCCGGGACGGTATTTCATGTTGGTGAGTTCGCCGACATGGGTCTCGCTGTTGCTGTCGACGGCGCGGCGAACGTGACAACAAAAGCACAACCGACCGAGGTATTCGGATCGTCCGATTACGCAAACAAGTTTGGCGGGTTCGACTCGACGATCGGTGACTTTGGTGACTCGTGTGGCAATGGCTTCGCCGCTCTGTCGGGCAAAAAGTTCGCCCGGCTGATCATCGCGGCGATCAACCTATGCTCCTCCAAGGCAGTTCGAGTCTATCGTCAGCTACCCACATGTAAGAGCGCAACAAACTCAGCTCCGGTTGTCCTCATGCAGGCCGCGACGGTCGTGGCCGGTCGAGAATTTCGGGATGGCGCAAACCGTGTGAACATCGGTACAAGATTCTCATTCACCGCCCTCGGAGACTATGCACACGCGATTGACGGGGTCGTTGCGATCGCCGGCTATGGCGCCCAGCCCACTCAAATATTTTCTTCTGCGACCGCCAATTTCTTGACTGCCCGTGGTGGAGACCCGGTGAGAAAGGGTGACATCCTGGTGATCGGCGTGATCGGTGGGGCAGGCGCGCTCGGATCGAACGCCAACACGTACCGGGTATTCGCCGACGCGACGGTCGACACCTGGCTGACGGTCGAGATGATGGACGGGTCAGATTTCGACTGGACGAGCGGGACTGGACTTCCGTATCGTGTTCATGAGTCAACGGATGCCGACAGTGGTGGGGCGTACGCGATCGACGACGCGGCCGGCTATACGCTGCCCGCCCGACCACTCGACGCCACTGTCGCAGCGGCCGCCGAGTTGAACCCGGCGGTCATTCCACCGGCAGGGACGGCCACCACGTGGGATCCACTGTCTGGCCTACACATGATGACCGACCCGGCGACTGGGCTGGTCTATGATGCCGATATCCAGGCCGCTAACGCGGTGAGCGATGCGAAGATCGACGCACTCTACCAGGCGGCCCTCGACAGCTCGTTGGCCGACAAGTCCCCACGGTGCGACATCAACATCGTGACGACCGCTCGGGAATCCTCGACGATCCGGACGCTCCGAAAGTCACACGTGCTGCAGGCGAGTGCGGTCGGTTTTGGTCGGATGACCATCCAGGCACCCGAGCTGACTGAGCTCGTGGTCGACGATATTCTCGCGGATGCCGATCCTGGAGTTGGGGCAAACCGTGACGAGCGGGTACTCTACACGTGGCCGGGCGAGCAGATATTCGTGAAAGAGGCCGTCGGCTATGCGATTATGGGATCGGACGGTCTGACCCATGATGATGGAATTCTCGACCTTCCGGCAGACGCACGGCTGGCCAGCGTGTTGTCGAACCTGGCACCCGAGCGCAATCCTGGACAAGCGACCGACCCAATCCCCTCTGTAATGTCGACCGTCTTGGGATTCCAGCGCGGAACGCCTGAGCTGACGATGTCGGAGTACATCCAGTTCAAGGCCAAGGGGATCTGCGCCATGCGGTTCGACCGGACGGGTGGAGGCTACATCTTCCAGTCGGGCGTGACGACATCGTTGACGAGTGGTCGGTTGAACATCAACCGGCGGCGAATGGCTGACTTCTTGGAGGACTCACTGGCGGCGTCGCTCTCACAGATGTCCAAGCTGCCACTGACCACAAATCTCAAGGATTCTATAGTTCTCCAGGTTGCCGCGTTCATGGATGCTCTCGTGAGCGAAAACAATCCGCCGGCCCAGAGAATCAATGGCTACCTTTTGGACGACAAGAGCGGGAATACCCCAGTTCTGGAAGCCAAGGGAATCTGGCGGTTGATCGTGAAAGCGCGGACGCTCGCCACCCTCGACGAACTCGTGCTTCAAGTTTCTGTCGGAGAAGATGTTGATGTAACCGCTCTCTAGGCGCATTGCAACTAATTCGCTGCCGGACAGAACGGCTTTGATTGTGGTGCTCCGCTGTAAAGATCAAGCTCGCTTGACATCCGACCAGACTCGGTCGTAGTAACTCTAAAGTGACGGCTGCACTCGGAGAATTTTCTCCGAGGATAGGGCGCGCAGATTTTGCTTCGGCAATACTGCGCGCCCTTTTTTTAACAAAAGGAGAGTGGCATGAGCCAGAGAATCAAGGGCCAAGAAGTCGAAGTCATGTTGATCGTCGACGGCGTGATGAAAGACACGACGACCGCCGTACGCAACTTTGAGGTCGCGCCCAAGCTTGAGATCAAAGAGGAGGGCTACCTCGGGGAGAAAAGCAATCGCTTTGACGAGATCTTCAATGGGGTTCGCGGTCGGTTCGAGTTGCATGTCGAAAACAAAGATTTTCTCGACATCATGATGGCGGTCATCGACCGGGCAAAACGGAGAACTCCCGGAACTCAGATTAATATCAAGGCGACTTTGAACTTCCCCAACGGAGATCGTCCACGCGTGCTCATCTCCGACGCGTTTTTCGGCGAGATGCCGTTGAACTTCGGAAGTCGATCTGACTACGGCGCCCTCACCATTGAGTTCGCGTCGAGCGACATCAAGAAACTGTAGAGCTACGCGAGTTCGCGAGCTTTCAACACAAAAGGAGAAGGCCATGACAGGTGACAATCCATTCACCCCACAGACAAACGTACGACAATCGAGACCGGTTTTTGTCTACAAGGTCCCCCATGCCTTGAGCGAGGGAATAAAGACGATCGGGATCTCTCAGCTCACCGGAGATGATGAGTTGATGGCGGCCAAGCGGGCAAACAGTGATCCCGTCCAGCTCGCCTATGAGCAGGTCAAACAGTCGATCGTCGAGGTCGACGGTAAGCCGGTCAATCTGGCGGACGGGTCGATCGATATGGCGTGGAAAACGATGGACCCGAAAGTGCGCAGTCTTCTGATGGCCGCCTATGCGAAACTACATACGCCAAAGGAATCCGAGATCGAGGATTTTCTGTCAAGCCAGGAGATAAGAGTGGCCTGAGCTTTGGAGACTACGCCGTGCAATTAGCAAAGCACGGAGGAGTAGAACATCATGTTCGAGAGGTCTGGAAATCAGTCGCGTTCCTGGCGCGCTATGCAAACCAGAGTGTTGAGACCTCTCTGTCTTTGTCGGTGCTTGACCGTCTCGCGCTTACCGAGGAGATCGGGGAATTATTAGAAGGTGAGGCGAAAGCGTTGGGTGGTAGCGAATGAGTGATGTGGTTCAGAATGTTCAGACCAACTTCCTGATCGGCGGGCAGGCGAACGCCCAGCTGTCCGTCCTTGCCAATTCGGCCAGGAGGGTGACCGGATTGTTTGACCGTGCGTCCGGCATAGTCGGTATGTTCGGTTCAGTCGCGGCTGTCGCCGCCGGCGCCTTCTCGGTCACCAAGATGATCAAGGGGACGCAGGATTTTCTTGGCCAGGTCAAAAAAATTCAAGATTACACCAGTGCATCAGCATCGAGCGCGGGGGGAATGCTTGAGTCGATGTCGGCGGTCGGGATCGAGGGAGACGAGGCGACGCGCACGATCATGATGATGAGCAAGGCGGGTGCACGATTCGACTCCCAAATGCTCGGCGTAAACCGTCATCTCGGTGGCCAGCAACGGCTATTCAAAAGTCTAGGCGTTGATATTCGGAGCGGTCCGGAGGATGCGCTGATAAAAATGTCCGAGAAAGCCAAGCTCAACAAGTTGACCATCAACGATCTGTCGCTCGCGTTCCGGCTGAGCGGCGAGACCGCCCGCAAGTTCATGGGAATGTTGAAGCTTGGACCCGACCATATCCGGAAGACCAGGGATGAGTTCGACAAGCTCGGGATTGCCACGCAGGAGAACGTCAACGTCAACGAGCAGATCAAGAAGATCGGATACGAGATCAAGGGGACGTGGAATAACATCCTAATAACCATCGGTGTTCAGCTGTTGCCGGTCATCCGGGACATGATGGACAGAATGGCCACTGGCCTAAAAGAGTGGTTACCGGAGGCCAAGG